GATGATGTATAATAACCTCAAAAACTAACGCAGTCATAACCGGCCATAACCGCAGCGTGTCGCTATACGCAAAATAGTTTTATGACGCATAATAAAACCACACCCATAAATATGAATGATATCATAAATTAGTTTATTGATTTATTTGTTTTCTAACCAATACGAATACGAATCTTGACAGGAACAGACAAATAGCTTCTGGGTATCACAGTAGGCTGACGTCACTCGGTCTCCATTTAAATACACGCAGTCTCCGCCTCCCCGAATTTCATACCTGTATGCAAATTAACAGGTTACTTCCGGGTTTTCACTCCCGGATCAACTTCCGCATACGTCACATCCCGGATGTGACGTATAACATGACTCACCATGGTACGTAATCATCGTACGATGCATCCACCCAATCAGCTCCGTCCTTCGACTTCCTGGTTACGCCCAGCCAGTTAGTTCCTGTTCCGCATTGGCGCAGAAGGAACTCCTGTAAAGGGTCTCCGTTAATTTTTGTAATTTTTCGGGGAATTAGGAGTTTCCTGGAATTTAACTTTTTACCTTTTCCTCCTCGGAACGCCGAACTGCTAGCTCCGCCTCTTGCTGTCTACAAAATTTTTCGGCTTCACTCCAATTGGACTCTGACTCCGAAAAGTAGTAGCACTTGCTTTGAAATCCGATCCAGTCTCGCGGGCATACTACGTCAAACTCCGGAAGGCGGTCGCAACCTATCGGGGGCAGCATTATGGTGAGTGACCGTTTTTTTAGACATGCCTTTTCTTACGTCACAATACTTACGCCCAATGATTGCTATGGTGATGGTGGCGGTTATGACACAGCATATTATGCAAATGACTGAATCCAGATCCACCTATGGGAGGGCTCCTTTAAGATGATTCTTTTTTTGTTTCTTCTGGTGCGTTCCGGTATTCCGTCTTCTATACTGACGTCACAGAATGTTCCGAGAAGCTTTTCTAATTGGTCGGTTATTCTCTGCCGCACTTCAGGGGTATTTGCATATAGGTAAATGAACAATATGCAAAGCACTCCTAAGATTATAATGCCCGCAATGTATCCTGTATATGCGCACTCCGCTCCTATAAATAATTACAGAGGTTTCTTAATGTGTTCAGTTATATTCTATATAATGTCTATAGAGGGCGCTACTTACTCTCTGATGGTTCGGCGGTGTCCATACTTATTGCACTGGAGTTTTTTGAGACTTGATTGGATGCCGTACATGAATACATTACCCCTAAAGGTCCAACGAGCATGCTCTGATTTTCGTACCCGACTATGATTGGGTCGGTATAATTCCAATGCCAGGAGACATTGCCGTAGGAACCGGCCGGTAGATGGCAGGATATATTGGTGAAAGTTTTCCCGTTGATTTGCATAGTGGTTCCCTTGACTTCAGGGCGTGGAATCGGGTCTGGATAATTAATGCTCTATTAGATAGGTGATATTAATGCATATTGTAAATATGTATATAATGACATACCTTGAACAATCACTTTGAAGTTGTCCGTGTGTTCCGTGCCATCATTTTCTTCCTGGTGGAGTGAGTAGGTTCCGCTGTCCTCGTAGCTGGCATTATGAATGGTTAAGTTATGTTTGGTGGGGTTAAACTCGGATCGATTTTGGAAACCGTTATCGGGAAATTTGATTTCTAATTGGTTAGTGGATGACATTTCGGCTATCACAATTTTTAGATTTCCAAACCGCCATTCAAATTTGTATTGCCCTTTCTGTTTAGCCCCCACACCCAATTCTATACTGCCCCCTTTCGGAGCGTATAGAGTAGGATGGTCCGCAGCGAGGGTGACCCCCACCAACAGAACTACTGTGAGAAGTAGCATTGTTCCGGTGTGGGTATCTGTCTAATTTTCCATTCCCTATATATACCTGTGTGAATGAGGAAGCACCTGAGAAAAGTTTCCATGACGCACACTGCTTTATTGTTTTATATCATTTCGGAATTTCCCCGCCCGTTTACATTGAGCTGACGTAGGCAACACAAGACCGCAATTACCGCGATAAGCAAACAGCTACAAATGGCAATTGTTCTAGAAATAGTTTTATGGATATCCAGGTGTGCTACGATTGGTGGATTCTCGGAGACTGTAAAGTTTATGGTGAGGGTTAGGTTTGTTTGCTGATCAATGACGCATTGGAAAATCCCGGCATCTGTTATCAGCACAGGGTGGAGAGTGAGGGTGTTGTTTCCGGGATCAAAGTCCATGTTTGCAGTATAGGCCGGTCCTTTGTTTATTGTTCTGTTGGACAATGCCCAGCTGATAATGAGTTTCGGTTCCGCATTCTCCAGCCGCACCCATCGTGTATAATTACCGTGTTCAAATACCTGTCCTTGTAAGGTAAAAGTATTTCCAGCCCAAGTGTAGGCGTGGTGTATCGATTGTCCCAGCGGTTGTACAGTTATCAGATAGGTGGCGTTGTGTCCCGTTTCGGAGATCACAGTGTACAGGTTAGTTCCCGCATTCTTCTTGGTGGTCGTGAGGCTGATTGTACGGGTGGTCGTATTGGCGCGTGTTCCTTCCAGGATGATGTCATTCATATAGAGGGTGGTCTCATTTCCATATATGCCCATAGGGAAATGGATGGTTTCCCCTTCAAAGTACATTTGCCGGAATGTACTTATATGGGACGCTAGGAGGAGGAGCAGAACAAGTGGTCTGGGGTCCATCGCGGCTCGGTGTGTATTGAGGAAGGGGCTATCACCATATATAGGTATGGATGAATGACACAGACACGTACTTATGTGCGTCACAGCTTTTTTATTACGTTTGTCAATCATTAAGTTTCGCAATCATCATCGGGACCTTTCAATATGTGTATTGTTACATGGGGTTGTCCGGGGATTTCCAGTTCAATGATTGGATCGGGAACACAGAGCCTATCTCTGAAGTACCACCCAATAAGGGCGGGTATAACAGTCAGGATGCAAAGGGCAAGTCCAACCCATAGGGCAGTACTTCGAGCATCCGCTCGGACACGTGGTATGGGCGTGGGCTTGCTGGCAGGTGTCTCTGCGGTAGCTTCTTCTTTTTTCTCGATGGGCGTGACTCCTACTCGGAAGTTGTGGACGGATACCTGGTCGAGGTTCACCGTGGACTTGTAGGTGCCGCTGTCGGTGGTCTTCGCGCCTTTTAAGGTTAGTGTGTTTTTACCGGGGTTAAAGGTAACTCTCCCTTGGTAGCTTGCGTACACAATAGTAGAGTTAATGGAGAGATAGTATTGGAGGATGAACTGGGGCGTGACATCCTTGATGAATTCCCATTCGATAATACTCATGGTTTCGGACACAGGTCCGTATAAGGTAAAGTCCTCCCCCTCCCGAACAGTTATTTTGGTAATGTTGATTGTCTGTATGGTGGGCGTGGTGGTGATGTTCCATACCCGGTACTGAATGGTGGTTGGTGGATGGTTAATGCCTTGTGACGTAGTTTCCCAACACCCGTTGTTTGTCTCGAAGGGTTTTACCGTGAGGGTATTGTTTGCCGTATCCAGGGAAACCCGCTGGGTGTAGGGTGGTCTCACCGGGTTGCCTTTTTGGGGCGGGAACCATTCCGTGACTGTTCTCCAATCAGAGCATTGGTGGGAGGAGGAGTGCCGCCATACAATCACATGCCGGGTTTTGTTTTCGTGTTCTCCGATGGAAATGGCCTGGGTCAGAGAAAGGAGACCTGAAAGAAGGAGCAGAGTAGGGTTGCCCATTTTCGCGATGGAAAATGGTACCGGACTGTTGTGCGGAGGTTCCATTTATACCTGTCTGAATAAGGAAGTATACCTTTATGGTTTGTTTGCTCAGGGTGTGCCTTATCGGTACAGGTAGGGGTGTGGCTTCTACAGTCACGCACCTGTTTTAATGGGTACAAAGGTTCCTTTGAACCAACCTGTATATATAGGACCGGGTCTCACTTAGTATATTTCTTCTCCGGACTGCGTACCCTAGCGGATCAAGATCGACAGTGTAGCTCAGCCGTAAGAGCGTCGGACTTGCACTCCGGAGGTCCCCAGATCGAAACTGGGTACTGCCGATCTTATTGTCGGTTAGTTCATTTTTCTATTTTTTTTAACAGGGTATTTCGGGATGTATTACTTCCACCTCCGCGTGACCTTGATGGAGCCTAACTTGGCCGTATTCCATGATCTGAAATTGACGGTGATAAATGCCTGGGAAAGTTTAACTGTTGAGATGCTGTCCCACTATAGTGTAGATTACCTGTTCCGATTGGAGGAGTTTGCGGGGGTATATTCAGCTTCTATTTTTTTGCCCACGCATAAGGTTGATTGGACTTTCTTGAAAAGGGCGGTGGCTTTACTGCGCGAATGTATTTGGAGGAGATTTGAATGTACACAGGTTCCGCGAGGGGTGGCTTCTATTTACGCGGTGCGCAATACGTGGACCCCCTCCGCCAATAGGGTGGCCCGTCACTTTGTAAAACGCGGGGCATTGGTTGGCATGCAGCCCTGTTTACACGAATGTACCTATGAGCGGGATGCCTGTTAATGAGTTGTTTTTTCTAGAGCCTCAGGAGGATGCCTTTGTATTTGTGCTTTGGGGCCGCCGCCCCGGTTTCGATTTTGTGGCGGGAAGAACTCTTCTGGGGATTCGTGGCTGCGGTCAAGAGGAGGTGGCACACTGTATATGCACGGACCAATGTGGACATTCAGTATCCGATGGCGTATTGTGTCGGTATCCAATCCCTGTCTCCATGCAAATGTCATGTGACCGTGGTGGTGTGTCTGACCTTTCTGGATCTGCGCATGTCCGCTATTAATGAAGCCACGAAAATAATGCGCGCGTTTTTCAAAACCTTTTTCTACCACCACGGGAAAGTCCCGCGTGGGCGGTGGTTTAAATTGTACAGAAATGATTGGTGTAAGGATCCTAATTTAACAGTGGGTAATTACATTGTGGCATCGGGGGCGTTACCTTTGATGCTGGGGTGGGCGCGGTCTACGGGGTTGCGGTTCAGCACATTTACATATTCAGATGAGGCTCTGTGGAGTCATAGACGGAGAGATAGGAGGCTTGCCCGTCGGCGGGAAAAGCTTGAAAATAAAGTATCAGGTTGAAAATTTTCTAAGTCCGAAAAATTAATCATTAATCGCGCGGGTGGGGTTTACCTGTTTGACACGCCCAAGGGACAGAAGTCTCCTCCCAGTCCAAGGGTTACCTTGCGCCGCCCAAACCACGCCCCAAGGCGGTGCGCATAAACCACTCCCCTTGGACTTTGACCCAGCGTCACTAGGCGTGGTTTTCCTGTCTCCTCCCACTAGGCGGAGCCCGAAGCCACACCTAATAGGCGGTCCGGTATTGAGCTCCTCCCCTTGGACGCGATCTATCTCCCCCTAGAGGTTAAGTGGGGAAAAACATCCAGGTGACAGTCGAAATTTTTCTAAGTCCGAAAAATCAATCATTAACTTTGTAGGGCGGAGTCGGTGTTACCCATCCAATAGGAACCGCCATTACCCCCAAGTGCCGCCCATTACCCCACCCACATAAAAGGAGGAGTCAAAGTTCTGTTATGCAAATCTTTATTCAGGGATTGGTTACAGAGAATGGTAGGGGTGGTGCCGAGACCCGAGTCCCCGCCTACTCATACGTAGGCAGGTTTCCATGACACCCAGTCTTGCCCAATCTTGGAGAGAATGGGGATTTCTGGGTTCATTTCTCTCGGGGGCGGGGCTATCCCCGCCGAGAGTCATACACCAAATTTCTGTAGAAAACGGATTTTTGCCAGTCTTGATGGCACAAACTTCGGGAGTTTGGTTAAAAAATCGGCTGAAGAATGGTTCTGGAAGTGTTCTTTTCAGATCTTTTTTGGTGAAAACTCCAGTGGTCAGGAGCCGATATTGTCGGGGGGCTTTGATGGTGGTGGTCCCACAGAGACCCTCATAGCCAGGGACCCCCACTCCGCGAGGGACATGGATCTTCAGTGTGTCTAGCGCCATCTTCAGGGCATGCACGGAACCAATGGGGAAGCCCAGGTCCCCCACGTGGGTTATGCCGTGGGGGAGGGGATCCGAGTATTCCCTGGCCACCCAATCAGGAACCGCGAACGCGCCACGGACCGCCTTCTCCATCATAATGAGGGCCTCACTGGGGGTCTTGGGTTCCGCGGAGCGCCCCCTAATGGTAACGTGGATAATGCGCTGGGGACCCTCGTAGTCTGCGAAGATTGCCTTTCTCCCCATGGACACTAGGGGGCTGAATGAGTATTCCCGCAGTTGCTCGCCGGTCAGGTTAGGGTTAAAAATCAGGCCGGTGGTCACCATTTCTCTAAGGCTAGTGGTGGGATTCCGCTGGCTAGGGTCCACAGGGACCACCGAAGTAAAGGAAATGGTCCCCATGTAGTATGGAAGGTCCCCAGGGAACATGCGGAATGGGTTGCGGGCCATACCTGTAGAATGTACAGGGGGGTGTCCATGGGGGGTGGTCGCTGTACAGGGGGGTAGGTTCCCTTGTACAGGGGGGTGTACAGGGGGGTGTACAGGGGGGTGCCATAGGGGGTGGTCGCGCGCGAAAGAAAATCACAAGAAATTTCCATTGAGAATCATGGGTTTGAGTTGATTTTTGATTTATTTGATTCGATTAAATGAAATTAAAATATTACCGGCAGAGTCTCGGGGTTCTGGTCCCAGTCCTATGCGGAGCTCCTCTCTCTTCGGCAGTCTGCAATAGACTGTGAGGGAACCTGTCCCGGTATGCTACCTATATAGGCGGAGCGGGTATATGATTAACCAGGTGAGCTCATAATGGGCCAATAGGAAAAGGTACAGCCTACCTGCTCAGGTGGTACGATGGGCGGTCCGGGGAGGAGCATATTTTCCATATAAGGTGCGTTGCTATGGAGAGTAAACATAAAGTACAAAGTCAAGTTAATGATTGCCAATGGAAAATCCCCGGAGGGCAGTGGAAAGTTCCAGTAGAAAATGAGGAAGTACTGTCTAGTTAATCAATAATAGGTTCCCGGGTTAATGTGTAACTGGATTGAGGTAGTGTTCTTCTAGGGACTGCCCCGCTGGGTTTATATATAACTAGGAGAGGTGTGTTTACACTTTCTAGTCTTTTCTCGTTACGCCTCTTTGCGTAATATTTAACTTGGGAGTTGGACTGTTTGCTTTTCCAGTACCTTCTCGAGAACACTCTTATCATGTTTGACAAGGGTGTTTTATTGCGGTTGGACTTTGTCCTATTCTTAGAACTGTTTCTTTTGATAAGTGGCCAGCGCCTAGTAGTAAGTCACCGGAATGGAATTTATAGTGTGTACTCTAGTCAGGCGCGGCTTTCGAATGGGCGGAGAGTAAGTGTATAAGAGCCCGCGATTTTTCCAGAGAGCTCCAGACCCCTACCTGAGAGCTCTGTTCTCTGCGCGGGATTTTCTCTCGGCGGATGACCTCTGAGCGGCGCTCTACTCTCCTCCTCTGTCTTCTGAGCTTGGTGAGGAAAGGGTTATTTTTTAAATAGGAGTAGGGGGGGGGGGGGCTCCCAGAAAATAAATTCCCTTATCGATCTTCTGATGACCAATCATCCAATCACGGGGTGGTGGTCTCTTGGCTGATTTCCATTTTCTCTTTTTTTTAAAAGCTCGGAAATGGAGGCGGAGTCCTTATTAATTCTACCCATTCTCCTGGCCATTGGCCGATGTCTGCCCTATCTTCGTGCTTTAATGGGTCGGATTCCAGATGGGATCCGCCATATCCTAAGGCTGACGTCAGGCGCTTGATGGGCACCTATTCGCCGGATTTTCCTTCGTGGCCCAAGTTAATTGTATGGTGGAATGAGACTTTTTTGACTTTTTCGGACGGCCCCTGGGTTGTCAGTCAAATGCGGCGGCTCGGGGTATTGGATGGTAAAGATAGCGGGGAGCTCATTATTCTGGTTCAGGACATGTATCCCGATGTGTGTCCGCTTATTAATAGGGCGCGCTATGACGGCACATATAAATGGACCAGTGAAATGATGAGAAAGATTTTGCGTATGCATACCATTATGACGCCAGAGTCCCCGGTCATTCTGTTGGACTGGACCAATCAGCTGAGAGATATTTGTAAGAAGGTAGACGCCCTTTTGTGGGGGCAGGATGTGAGGGGGCCGGCCTATTACGCAGTCAGGACCACTGCTCATTTTTTTACGGAGTTCAAGGACCATCGAATTCATTGCATAGGGATGTCGCTAGGGGGCACTGTATGCGCGGCTTTGTCCCGCCAACTTCTAGTCCGGACAGAGGGTCAAAAAAGGTTGGCCGCATAGTGGCGCTAGATCCCCCATTGGAAAGTTTCCAGGGTTATAGGATGGACTTACACACAAAAGGGTTAAACCTTTTGCTGTCTTCCGGTGGTCATTGGTCAGCCAATAGGGATGCGGATAGTGTTATCTCTAGGGATGACGCGGATTACGTAGTGGTGATTGCGTCTAGTATTGGTTCGTACGGTTTTGATCGACCAATAGGAGACGAGTATATACGGAGCGATCTGACTGGTCAAAAACATGAGGCTTGCGAGTCACGTGCTTGGTGGAAAGGTCAAATCTGTGCATGGTCTTATTCTGGGAGGCGCCATTGTGAAGATGTACATATTCCCTTTGATTTCCTCCGATCGGATGGACTGTGTTATCACATTATGGCGCCTTTGACCTTTATGAAGGCCCTGGATACTCACCAGGCTGACCAGCTACTGAGCATGCACGGAAGTGTTCCTTCCGCGTGGTCAGCCTACGTCACGGGGCGTGATTACAGTCAGCCAACTCAGTACTACACGGAAGAGGTAGCTGATTGGAGGATGCTTTTACGAGAGGATGACATGGCATCTTCCTATTTGCTGTTGGTGGTGACAGAGGGCAATGCCGCGGAGTTGTGGACTTATGACCCTTATTATACTAAAACAATAGGGATGGAACACGGGTATTCGGTCAGATGGTATTTTATTAGGGATAGGAATGTGGGCGAGGCTCCCATTGTTTTATATGCTAGGGGCGGGGGTGTATTAAAATTTATTAGACTGTACAAGGGGCGTGGCACTCTGACGTCACTAGGGGCGAGGGCAATGACGACACAGGAAGTGACGGAGTTTACGTGTTTCCGGACTCACACCTATTACTTTACCGGAACTAAGAAGTACGATTGCCATCCAGGCGGGCACCGCTTTGATGTCCCTAGATGGCGCTCTCATATCAATGTTTCTGCGCACCATCTTCCTGTCCCGCCCAAATGTGGCTGTTTGAAGTTCCCCAAATTGTTTAAGGATTATGTCATATTTGATCACCCGAATGTAGTGGGCAGGGCCGGAGAATATGTTAGTTTAGGGCCCTGGAGTACCGGGTTACAGGCCGTAGTGACCTTTAAACCTCAACCTCGACGTCACCGAGTGGTCCTGGCTACGTACTGGGATGCCTGTTCAAACACCAAGAGGCGTGTCGGCATTGACGTCAGAACGGACCGGAAGAATCACATGGTTTGGCTCAAGGCGGACAAGCCTGTGTCCAGAGAGATGTGGTTTGTATCGGAAGTGGACGTCGTTCGAGTCTACGTCACGTGGCTCTCCCCCGAATAATCAGTAATCCGGACCAGTTTGACCTGTACAGCTTCTTTACGTGAAACGGTGCTGCAGCAACGAAAGGACCTGGAACCGTTATGGGACCATAAATCCGCACGGAATCGGCTGCATGTCATAAACGTCTGACGATGCTGCAGCAGCGTGACGGTGCTGCAGCACCGTTATCGGGATTAAGGGTTTATTTGTGCGCGTCCGGGACTTTTGCGTGAACGGTGCTGCAGCATCGTTCGGACTTTTTCGCGTGGTGGTGGGGTTTGAGATGCAGAACGGTAAATTCTTCTTTTCTTTACGCCTTTAGACCCGTCAATAAAGCTTTGAAGCAGCGGATATGGCTCTGTGTCCTCTTTCGGTGAGTTGACTTACGTGACTTGGGGCGGGTTCACCTGTATGGGTCAGCTTGACTGTACTACCTTTTCTTTCTTAAGGAGTCTTTAACCGTCAGCAGAGCTTGTGGCTTTCATAACGAAGTAGGAGTAATATGGTTTAGTTTTCTCCTACGTCACGATCCAACTTGTCGACAGGAGGAAATGGAGAGACTGAACGAGTACCGCATAAATAGAGCCGTGGCTAGCTTGCGGTGTTTCGATAATGATCTGATGAGGCGATTGCATAGTTCTGTCACGGTGCTAGTGACGGTACGCAGCGCAAAGTTTGTGTGTTTCAAACGGCGAGACTACGTACTCATGAATTGCATAGTCCGGATTGTGAGTGCCCTTCACCTGAACCGGGCAGAGAAGACCGCCCTGCTGCACTACCTCTCACGTAGGTTGCTTTTTATTACACCTGGGATGAAGTACGACTTGGAACCGTGGATGCTTGCTCGCAGGAAGACAGATTTTAAGTTTTTCACCACAGGCTTTCTGATTGCGGAGAAGATATCCGTAAAGATGGCTCTCCGCTCGATGAGCTTTGAGGTGTCCTTTTCGCAAGTGCCTTCGTCTGTTCCTTTTGTGCGGTCTCCGGTTGTTCTCATGAATGCGTGTCGCGTGACCGTGACGGCCACCATCATGGTGGAAACTATTTCTCGCAGCAGCGCCGTGACCCAACCCGTCTGCCTGAGAAGCATGCTCCGCGTGATGGTGTCGCCGGAACTGTGGCCGATCGTGTCGCAGGGACTGTGTTACTTCCCCGGTTACCGTCGGTTGTCCTACGCTAACGTCGAAGAGTGGGTATTTCATGTGCACGGGAAGTACGGGGAGTCTCATCCCGAGTGTTTCGGACAGTGCAAACAGTGTTCGACGCGGCAACCTCTCTCTCTGTTCTGTTCTGCTCAGTTGGCTTATCTGCGCAATGTGTTTATGGAACGACGCGCGAGAGTCGCTGGTGAACGTCCGTATAGCTAATTACGTGTTTGATTTTGCAGTGTTGTGGACGCTATTGGCGCGAGTTCTTGGCCCTCCTGGTCGCCCTGTCCTACAGCAGCATCATCCTGTGCAGCTTCCTGTTCCTACAGAACCATCTGTCTTCGTTAAACTTTGTAATCAGCGTGTTCGTTTGTAGTACGTTCCTGGTGTACCTGGCGTTGGGCTCCCTGTTATACGGTTTGTATCGAGTGGATAAGGATCTCGCAGTTCCTTCCCTCCATTCCCGGTCTCCTTCACCGGATCCCCTACCTGCACCGATTTCCCGCTGGCCTGGTTCACGGGGCGGGAACTGGACCGTCAGTAGCAACCCTTGGTATTTCGAATTGCAAGAGACCGGTGCTGCAGCATCGTTAGCCTCTACAGCACCACTGACAGCTCCTCCGCCTTCTGTTGTCAGTTCGGACGACGAGGAACATCCGTACGCGATAATTCCGGATTAAGATGAACGACGAGCAGATCCTGGAGATGGTGCTGCAGCACCAGCAGCGCCGCCAACAGGAAGCGGAGCGCGAGGAGGAAGTTGGGGATGACATGGAAGACGACGAAGATGATGACGGTCTTCAGATGCCGACGCCGCTTCATGCCTATCAGCTACTGTGTTACGATTCTTTCGAACTTCATTTCGGGGGATGCGCTTGCCACGGGTTACCTTTGCATCGTATGGGGTTATCGGCTTGCCACCTGGCTCCTTCCGATTTGGCCACTTATGTTTGGGCCAGGTTGGAGGATGACTTGAATGTGGCAGGGGTGTACTTCGTGGCTATGTGGGCGTCACCGGGGTTTAGCGATTTCTCTCCAGTATTTATGCAGCGACCGATCGGGAACGTGTGCGGGATGTTAATTCACGTGGACCTGCACAGCAGGCTACCATTCCTAATTGCGGTGTCGCGCTTGGGGGAGGCGGGTGGCAGCCCCTGTCTGTATATGAGGAAAATTGATGTTGATTTGGACACGCAGCGCGTACATTTTTATACAGAAGATTGGTTCAGTGAGTTTGCGAATCTGCTGTATTACTGGCAAATGAGCGAATGGAAACATTTAGCGGAGCGTATGCAATAAAGAGACGTGAGACTGTATAAATGGTTCACCTTGTCTTTATTGTTCAGACCGTAACGGGGGCGCGGGCAGCGGGACAGGTATGCACCACCGGTCCGATGGCCACGGTGCCGTTCACGGTGGGATTGAACAGTCCGGCACTGGCGCATTGGAAGGTAAAGGCGATGAGATTGTAGGTCGTGTTGTTGGTGGCGAGGACGGGCGTCACTTGCATCCGTACGTCGATACTTCCCGTGTTGAGCGAGCCGGTGAAGATAGGCCGGTAAGACTCCAGTACCCCGAATCGGGAAGCGTAGTAGGGTATGTTTTGGTTCATATTGAACACGGGAGGTGAGATGGGGTTTCTGGCGGGTTCAAAAGAGGTCATACTGATGTTGCTTGGCTCTAGGGTCCCTTGACCGATGTTCGAGGGGTTGCACTGCGTGAGGAAGGAGCTCACCCAGACGGTAAAGTATCGCGCGTTCTCGTTTACCGCGCCCGTGGGACGCGTACCCATGGTGGTTGTGTCGACTTTGACGTAGAGCGAGGTAGTCAGCATGCCCATGGTATTGATCTGCTGCAGGAAGTAGCTCCCGTTAAACGGGTTGTTGCTAGAGCTCACAAAATTGCCCGTAGGGGAGGACAAGCCGATCGTCCCGGATGTAAATGCGGCCACGCTGCTAGTGGGCGCTTGGTACAGTTGCAAAGTCCCATTCGTGACTTTAAATTGGGTGTTGTCGTACTGCAACCCTACGCCGGCTGCTGTGACGGCGAGCGGACCTGCAGCATCTACCTTCACTTCCAAGGTGTTATCGACGATTTGTAGAGACTCGTCGACGGCAACGCCTATGCCTTGCGCGCTGCTCTGTAGCGCCCCCTGTCCTTTCAGAAGCACTCCCAAGACGTTCTTGCCGCTGCTACCGTCAACGACCAGGGTTTTGGGATCGATATTAAGATCGATGCCGTTGGCGGTAGTGGTGAGAGGTCCGGCCGTGCTGATTCCGATCTGCAGCGCGCCGTCCGCATTGACGGTAATGCTTCCGTCGGTCTTGACCCCGATCGCGTTGCCGTTAGATTGACGGATGATAACGAGGGGTGCCGTGAGCCTGACGTTCAACAAGCCGTCCGTGGAGTACAGGGGACCGTTCGGGTCCAAGAACGGAGGTGTGATTTCCGTGGGAGCGGCTACTTGGTACCAGAAAGGGTAGACGAGGTCCAGTTCTCCCGGACCCGCGCGGGCCATCTTGCCCGTCGGAGCCTCGGCATCCGGATCCGCCAGCTTCCTTTTCTGGTCAGCCATGCTGCTGCTGCTGCTGCTGCTGCTGCAGGAGTTAACAAGTTCATTGATAGTACCCCAGATAAGTAAACGGAATCGGTGGTGTCAGAAAGGATAGATCGGAGGAGGCATTGGGATCGAAGAAGTTGGTACCCGAGGAGTTCTGCTTAAGCGTAAATCCCAGATAGATCAATTCGTATTTCGTCGTCTGCACGGGCGATTTCGCCGCTGCAACAACGAGTTCTCCGCTCGCGAGCTGCAGCTGCTGCGACCCCGTTGGTTTAAAATGGATCTTGGTATACGTGACCAGGTTGGACTCGGGCACGTACCAGTCCGAGGCGATGGATGGCAGTGTGGTGATGGTGTTGAGGGAGCCGTACGGGTTGGGTGAGAAGAGAGCAGTAGTCGCGCCCGCAGGGAATACGGTGGCACCCAGCCACTGACTGAGGTTCGATCGTGGGTCTTTGTCCATGGGGGGAGACACGACGATGGCAAATTTGATGCCGTCCGTAACGCTGTTGCCCACTTTAGGCCATCGTCCGGCATAGCTTGTCACTTGAATGGTCCCGCTGACCACGCCACCTGCAGCAGCTAAACGGCAGTAAGCCGCCACCTTAGCCGCGTTGGTGTTGGGTAGAGAGGCGAAGATGTCGTAGGACTCGAGTAGGTTATCCCCGCAGTGATAGGTGGCCACCTCGGGTGTGGAACTTCCTCCTCCGCCGCTGTTCGCTAACGCGAGCGCACCATTGGTAATGGTAAAGTCGGAGCTGTACTTAAGGGCTAATGCTGGAGTGCTTCCCGAGGTCACGTACAGCGGGGCTTCCTTACGGATCTGTAGGCCGGCTGAACTGATAGCCACGCAGTCAGTGCCGTCTACATTCAACCCCAACATATTGTTGCTCACCGTGAAGGCGGGAGTGTAGAGTAAGGTGAACCCGCGGGATGAGACAACGATGGGGGGATTAGTGAGCAGCTGCAGCGTGCCCGCGACGACCTGAAATCCCTGTCCGTAGTGCAGCTGGATGCCCTGCGCCGAGGCGCTCAAGGGTTCCATCGTGTTTACCGTCAAGCCTTGCGCACCCGCCTGGAGTGGCGCGGCTATGGAGAGCCCGAGAGAGTTACTCGTGACTGTAAGAGGGGACTGATAGTTCAGGGTGACGCCGGCGGAAGACACTGCTAGGGGTGTGACGGCCGCTAAGCTGAGACCGTTGTTGCCGCTGGTGAGGGGTCCGCTCGGGTCCGTGTTGACCTCGAGCGTGTTAGACACAATCTTAAGGGTTTGATCAACCGCCACTCCCAGCCCCTGCGTGCTCTGTTGAATACCGCCCTGGCTTTTCAGTTTGACTTGGAGCTGTCCAGAGCTGACTTGGAGGCTTTGGTCTCCGATAGAGAGCCCTATTTGCCCGTTGGTGTAGGTTAGCGGGGGAGAAGCGCTGATCGTCGGGGTCGGTGCAACCGAAACGGAGATTCCGTCCGCGTCAGCCGTCAGACCGCCTCCCGTTTTGAGCTTCACGGCCAGTTGGTTGCTGTTGACTTGCATCGTTTGCGTATCCGTAGTGAGTGCAATGGTGCCGCTGGTGTAGGTGAGAGGAGCTGTCGCACTGATGGACGGAGGCGCGACGGTGGCCGTGACCGAGATACCGTCGGGGTCAGCGGTGAGCCCGCCGCCAGATTTGAGTTTGACGGCCAGCATGCCTCCGGAAGGTCCTGTGTTCACCTGCATGGTGTTGGGATCGACGTCCAGGTCGATGCCCTGGTCGTCCGCAGTAATGGGACCGCTGGTGTTGAGGTGTACCCCGAGCTCCGTTTTGCCGGATGTGCTGTTGGTGGCGAGCAGCAGAGTCTCGTCCAGGTTGAGGCAGAGACCGTCGGGCCCGGAATCGATGGCTTCGTCGGGATCGAGCTTGACTCCTAGTTCCCAATTGTCTACTTCGAGCGTCGTCGGATCTAGACGCAGATCGATCCCCGTGGCGGTTTTAGACCAGGGTCCGTCGGGGTCTAGGTTGACTTCGAGCGCCCCGCTGTTGTTGAATGCGAGGGTTTGCGGGTCTGCGTTGATGCTGAGCCCGTTGGTGTTGAGGACGAGCCCGTCTCCGGGGGTGAGGCTGACGCCCAGCTGGCCTTGCGTGTTGAGGGTGAGGGTGCTGTCCGTTTTGAGAGCCAAGGCTCGTTGTGACAACGTTAGCGGGGATGTCATGCGTAGGTTGATGGTCCCGCTGGCGGCGTAAAGCGGGTCATTGGGCTGGAGAGAGGTTCCACTGCCGCCGCCCCCGCCTCCTCCTCCTCCGCCCCCTCCCGTTCCGAGATTCCACCAAAAAGGGTACACGAGATCTACCGTGTCGTCAGTGCCGGCCCTGACGGTGTCGCGAACGTCGGTTCGCGGTTTTTTGGGAACCGTCTCGGTTTCGTCAGGGCTGACACGCTTTAGGGGAACCTCCTCGTTCATGATGTCGAACCCTAGAAAATATTGGTTGAGATTAAACGACCAGGCTGTGGTACGGTTCGACGAACCCCTGAACCCCGGTTTTGTATTCTGGCTGAGGCGACGGTACCGCGCGCGGGTGACGAGCGAGGGCGGCGAGCGCGTGACAGTGACCAGACGGGAGCCGTTTAACGACAGAGAATTGGAAGAAATTTATTGCGAAACGGAGCATCGCCAACAAAAGGTGCGCTTCACCAGTCCCAAAAGGTGTCTTCGAAGGCCGTGCGGCCTTTGTAGATGGCACTGTACTGCGCGGGGAAATCGCCGGGGTTGGTGCTGTCGAAGGGATGAGGGACAACGGAGGGGAGGAAGGTAGTCATAAATTGTCTTTGCGAAAAGACGCCGGGCTCTTCAACCACTTGGCTGGGACCCTGTGTTCTCAGGAAGTACTTGTAAGTGTCAGAAGTGACTTCGGCTTGCTCGGGCAGTCCGTTCCCAGTCAGTTCGGCGCCGCACCATCTGGGCGGTCTTCTGCTCCGCCCTCTAACCAACGGCCGTCCGTGGAAACCTCCAGAAAGTTGCACTCTTCCTTCTGTTAAACCGCCCGCTAATTGCATCCTGCCCTCAGTGCGACCTACCATTAGGCCGCCTGCCAGCTGTACGCGCTGATTGCCGCTGAGCTCTAATGGGTAGAGACCGGATTTGGGATAACCCGAGTCGAGGACATTGGCCGCGATAACATTGGTCTCGTGAGGGCTAGCGTACGGTTGCTGGTCTGACTCAGCTTCAAAACGCGCGGTAATTGCACGGGTCACGGCCGGGTTAAGGGTTTGTCTTCGAATGTCGTTGGTTGCTATTGCGAAACCGGTTCCTCCTGGCAACACCCAGTCTATAGTGGCGCCGTAATTCTGTTGCGCGCCGGCGGGAATGCCGGAGACTGGGTTGTACTTCCATACGTATTCGGTGGGTGTGGCGTTCATCAGGTTCATGGTTCCGAAGGGCTATAAAGGAACACGAGTTAAACGGTCTGCCAGAGAGCGAGCAACTTGATAGCATCGCTCTTCATACGGGTAAGCTTATCTTCATTTTTCTCGTAATGCAGTTTTCGGGTGATGCTTTCGCGCGTTCTGTTGCGAATGGACACGTGGCGGTCGGGACGGCGGCGGGCGTACGACTCGATTTCCAACAGGATGTCGAGTATTTCCCCTCTGAGGTCCGCGATGTGCTGCGGCACCGGATCTTGGCGCAGACGCACAGCCTTAGCGCCGGTGTTTTTTTGGTGGGAGGAGGGGTGCGGTGTGGCTGGAGAGAGGAGCGAGAAATGAGGGAGAGAGTTTGCGAGCATAGTAGCCTATGACAGTAGCGGGCACGAAGAGCCGGTGACCCCGCTTGAGGATTTCGCCCGCCTTTTTGCGGTCAAAGACCGCATCGCGAAGTGCCTGGCATATCGCCACGCGGTGCTTAGCCCAGCTGCGATATTTACCTCGCCTTTTTGGGACTTTCTTACTCTTCTTGTCGGTCGCGGCGCTCGGGGGAAGGAGGGGTTCCTCGAGCGAGTATGCGGCTCGGAGCCGGCGGTTCCGAGGCGGACGGCGAGGTGGTGGGATGTTCTCCTTGTTGCCCTCGAACAGATCCTCCTCCTCCTCTTCCGAAATATCGGTTAGCCCGTTCGTTGTATCCTGACTGCCTAGTGTTTCTCCGTCCGAAACGTCTTCCTCCTGCTCTTCGTGAAAGGACGACCTCGCGCTCTCCCCGTACACCTCCGGGCCCGCCTCTGTAACCCTGGTCTTCTCGTCTAACATTCTTTGGGCCATGGTAGTGCGGGCCGACTTTCGCGATAGGAAACTGCCCGTCTTGGTAGTCCGGGGCAAGCCGTACAGCTCCAGCAGGCGCTGTCTCCGCTCTATTTCCTCCGGTGGTATAGGCTCCAGGGGCTGGTAGAGCTTGACCGTCTCCAGCGTGCTGCGCGCGGGCAGTGTCCCGGGGCTGTCTGGAGATGGTTTCTCCGGTGTTCGGGTCTTTGTACACCCCCTTGCCCTTGGTGAGCAGAAACTCCTCCCTCGATTCCTGAATCTGGCGAATCAGGCTCAAGATTTCGGGGCTCTGCGTGACGCATGCTTTTAGAGTGGATGCGAACCGCGATGCGTTCTCGGGATAGTGGAACACCGTGAACGGGTGGAAGTCCTCGGCGTCAAATTTGTCGAGGTATGCGTTGGTCCACAGCTCAGGCGTGAGCTTGAAGGTCTTCCCGTCCGGACTGCGGATCTCGAACGTTCCGATAGCCAGAATCTCGTTGTGCAATGCCGCATTGTGACCTGGCATCCGGTGCGGACTGCAGAGATTGCAAGGACAGTAAGTCCGGTTGGACGGGTTGTTGGCCTCTTCCTCCGGGGCTTCCCACAGGTAGCCTCCGTGCTTAGTGAGATAGAAGGCCAGCTGCAGCAGATAGACCTGGTCCCAGAGGAGGGGAGGGCTCTGCTTGTAAGCCAGAGGCACAAAGTCGCTTGGCATGAAAGGCGCGGCGACCGCTGGGATGTTGGACCGTTCCAGTAGAAAATGGCGGAAGGCAGTAATCTGGCTCTGACAGGTGAAGTTGGGCAGCGCTTTCCGCATTTCCTCGGTGAGCCGGTCGTAGTCCATGAGGATGTCCACGATGGCCTTGCCGATGGCGGTCGGGTTGGGCAGCGAGTACAGCCTGTACTTATTCTTGGTAAAGACCTCGGTGTACATCTGGATAGTCATATCGTCTATGGCCTGCTGCCACATACCCATAGCCGTTTGCCACGTCAGGACCAAGAAAAGGTAGATCGAGTCCACCACATAGTCCTCCTTGTCTGCTCCTTCTAGGAGCTTGGACATGATGCAGTTGTTCAGGGGGTTGTTGTAGGTAAGCCCATGGAAGGTCGCATAGTTGCTCAGGTTGACTTTTGCGGTTTCGCGTACCAGGGCGACGAAGCCGTGGTGGAAGGTATGGTGGAGGACCTCCTGCATCTTTTTGACCATAGACGGTTCGCGGAACACGCGTTCCATGAGTTCGAGGGTCGCGGTGTAGCGTACCGCCATAGTGACCGCGGCCCTCCGCTTTTCCACGGCCTTGAGCGCGTCCTCGCCGTGGAGGCGCCCTGTCGGGTCCACGATGGCCAGCACTTCCTCGTCCGACAGACAGGGAAGTGCCTCTTCCGCCTTTTGGTTTTCGTCCGCGAACGGTTGCAACAGCGTTTCCATCAGCATGCGGGAAATTTTGGGAGGCATGTGCAGCGACGGGTAGCTGAAGAAGCGAATGTGCTCGCCGCGCATTTTTGCCCACTGCAGACGAGACACGTCGTCCTTTAACGGAACCATTTTTGCCTCTTCCAGCTCTGTTACCGCCGTGACTTCCGTTCCCAACCCGTCGTCGATCTCTATCCCGAGACGCCATTTAGGTAAGCGTTTGAAGAAAGTGCTCTCTTTTGCTTTGGCTAGAAGGTCGCTGCCGCTGCGGTTGGCTTTGCAGCTTAGAGGGATGGAAGCGGTGACGGCAAAGATGTGATAGCTCGCGATGGCCTTGGGGGTGAGGAAAGGAGGGTAGAAATTGTAGCGTACCTCCAAGTGTTCGGCGGGCACGCGGCGGTCGGGGTTAAAGACGAAGCGTTCGAGCTGCCTTTGCACGCTGTCGACGGAGAGCGTTTCTGGCGGATCAGCCGTGTCCGCGGCGTCTTTTAACGCCCCGGTCAGCATCATGGCTTGGCGCTCGAAACACTTCCGCAAGTTGGGAAAAGGATCGGCCGGGGCCACGAGGGCGTCCCGCTCGAGATCCTCTTCAGAAGCACTGCCGTCGTCGCGGTGAGTGTCGTCGTCATGAGAATCGTTGCTAGCGCTAGTCTGCGCTTCTTCGATGACAGTGGATGCGGTCTCCTCGGAAGAGGGAGAATCGTCCTGGGGCTCCTCGTCCACTGGTGTTCCAGGTCGTCCCCCATCTGCCGAATAGTATCCGCTATCCGCATCAGAGTCATGATCCGCCTCTCGATGGTCATACTCGGGTTCTGGGTCGGGTTCGTCATCGCTAGGGTCGCTCTCTGCTGCAACGCCGAGATCCTCTACGGCGTCGCTCTCGATGCTCTCGGGTTCGGGGTTCGAGGGGTTCTGAGCTTCGCTTTCATCGCGACTCGCGTTAAGTACGGCCAGGCCTCCCTCTGTGACCTTAGCGCGGTCCATTTCGGAAGGTTGCGTCAGTTCCGCGATTCGGTACGCGGACAGTACCGCCTTGTCTTCCCCCAAATGACTCAACAGCACTTTCGAGACCTCAGATGTGTCCGGTAAGTCCCCGATATCTTCGGGCAGCTCGATTCCGTACTGTTCGCGTGTGTAGCGAACCAAACGTTTCGAGAACACGTCCCAGTTACCAGCATCGACGACCACGCGTAACACGAGGTCCAGCGTCGCTATGGTTTTTTCCTCTCGGGTAATCTTGTCTGCCATTTTCGATGACAGCCACGATGGCAGAAACGCTTCACCCAGAGACGATCAGCAGCGACGAAGACGTGGCGGACTTCGTGGACCTCGAAGAGCCCGGGCCGTCGACGGTAATCAAGTCAAACAGAGGGAGGAGCAGGCCTCTCCCACCCCAGAGACCGACGGGGCCGAAAGACCCCGAGAATCCACTGGAGAAGCAGAAGAGCGAAGATCTGCCACGCTCGCACCCGGGTAGGGATACTAGCCCCAAGAGTGTTTTGGTCGCGGTCTTTTATCGTGTCTCGTGATCCCATCGGCCAGCGAGGCGTGGTCTCGCTGACGATGGGCGTTAACTTTACCCTATAGGTCCCAGGAAGCTTCAAAAGACGCTTCCACCCTCTCCGGCAGTAGTCCCTGACTCTGAAGAGGAGGGAGAGCAAGAACTTTTTGAAACGCGAGATCCCGTCACCGAAGCAGAAGTCATGGAAAGAACCCCGAAAAGAGCTCATGGCTTTCGCAGCACCAAGCCTGTCAAGAGAACGGCAGAAGTCATGATGGAAGAGGAGGAGGAAGAAGTGGAAGTGGTCGCCCCGGGCCGAGGCGCGACTCGCAAGAAGGTCAGCCGCCGCGAGGAGTCCCCATCCCCCGTAAGGCGAGTTACCCGCCGGCGGGAAACCGTTGTCGATGACGAAGAAAACGCCAGCGACGAGGAATCCCCGGAGGCCCCTCTGTCAGACCCCGTGGTCTACGGCGCGCAACGCGCCATGGCCACCGTCGCCAGCATCTGCGAAGCTCTCGACCTACAGTGGCAGGGAGCCAGCGTGCGCCCCGACGACTCCATTTGGACCAAAATGGGGGGTACATACGTTCGCAAAAAGCATCCCGAATTTCGCCTGACCTTTTCTAGCTACGACTCTTTCAACGCTCAGGTAGGGCGGTTCCTGGCAGCCGTTATCTACAGCCGCGCGGGTCTGGAGCCCAAGTTCGTGCCCGGAGGGGCGCACGTTTGGCGCCATGGCTGGTTCCCAGCGCTCCAGGAGCCCTTCCCGAAATGCATGCACGGTGTGGACATGGTGACGAAACCTCGTACCGTGGAGTTGAACCCGTCTAGCGAGGCGGGAAAGAGGGCTCTGGCCGAACAGAACGGCGTAATCGAGAAGAACCGGTTTGGACGACAGGTGGTGGTGCTCAGGTTCGACGCGAACGCGGTGTGCTACAAGGATCAGGAGCACAGCGGCTTCCCTCATCCCCACGCGCACGGCAGTTGCGCCATGGTCTTTTCCGACGCCGCCAAGGCGGTCAGCGCGATGCGTCACGACATAGACTGGACGAAGGCGCTTTACCCCAACGCGGACAAGCGCCGGGCAGAGGAATGTGTCCTCATCTCAACCAATTGCAACTGCAACTACGCCTCCGATCGAGCCATTTCAGGGAGACAGTTCTGTAAAATGACTCCTTATAAGCTCAACGGCACAGACGACATTACTCGCGACATGGTCGAGAGCAGGCCCGATATGAAGGCTCACAAGAAAAACCCGCATACCATGGTGTTCACCTGCTGCAACCCGCAGGCGGCGTCGGGCGGAGCAGGCCGCGGTCTGAAGAAGACCGAAAAAACCTGCGCCTGGCGTCTGTCGGCCATGGATCTGCGCTACGCGTACGTCTTTGCTACGGAGCTGTTTACTGCCGTGATGGGTTCTTCAGAGCCCACACATGTGCCTGAGTTCCGTTGGAACGAGTCGTACGCCTTTAAAACGGAGGTGTTGGCGCCAGTCTCGCCCATCGCCAGTGACGACCCGTTCGCTTAATCCTTTTGTTTCTTTAAATAAAGCCAGTGAAGAGCCTTGTCGGTCTATCGGTCGGCATTTATTGACGTTTATCTAATAAACGGTTGCTCTATTCACAAATATGTACAGTACGTGTGTGCGTCGTTCTTTATTTACAGTCGGTCATTAAACGTGATTTTCAGGTAGGGCGTTAAGGGCCGTTTCTCGTCGGAGTTCCTCTTGATGAGCACGAAAATAGGCGCTATTCTTGGTCCACCAGTAATAGGTGCGCTCTTGGTTACGGTGCAGGATGTCGCGGTAGGGCGGAGAATTCATATTTTCGTGCTTCACACCGACTACGGTGTCGATCACGGGATTGCCATCCATGGGCTTCGACCGGTAACGGTCGAAAGAGACGATAAAAAGGGCACTAAAAAGCCCACAAGCGGCCGAGCAGGGGCACTGCACGGCCTCGGTAGAACGGACCAGGGTAAAACAGCGATCGGGCTGCCGTAAGCCGGTCCGACGCATGAAAGCGTTGTACTTGACTCTGTATAACTCCCACAGCTTCTGGTCTGACCACCCGAAAGGGTCAAACATGTAACATCGTCCTGCGGCAGGGTCGAACGCGAACCCGATCCAGTGCATACCTCCGGAGGCCCGGGAGCCGGTGTTGACGATAGCTGAGGCGGGCACGTGCGGATCGAGAAATCCTGGGAAACTTTTGTCAAAAACACCCAGGAAGCGGTGCCGCAGGTGCATAGAGGACAGCAGGTCCCGCAGTTGGGTCTCGGTGGTTCCCGACATCCCAGCCGTCTTTTTTTTACACAGCGTTGCCTGTGGCGAAAGGCGTACGGAAGTAAGCCATGGCTAGCACGTTACGCTCGGGCTGGTTCACGCGAACGGTATCAAATACCCCGTACAGCATGTACACGTAAGTATTCTCATCCATGGGGTCCAACTCAAAGTTGATAACCATGCTATGGGAGTTGTTTGTGTACATGGGGTTCTGACCCAGATCGGTCAGCTCTCCCATATACATAAAGTCCGAGCTGAACGGCACGGTCCAGAGGTAGTTATCGCACAGGAACTTCTTGTAGTTGACGGTTTGGTTGGAACTGATGGCGTCGTTCCCGATCAGCGGGTACGGCCAGTTAGCGGGCCAGGCTTCGCCCTGCTGTGCGGTCCATACGGGCCAGCTGCGAGGGGCGATAAAGCCGGAGTTGTTACGCACGTTGTCCTGAGACGGCTGTGAGCCGGTGTCGTTAACAACGGGAGTGCTGGACACCAGGTCGTACAGCGTGGTGTCCAGGAAGTTGGGGCCCTGACGCGACATGGGGTCGAAGTTGCGTAGGAAGTCATAGTGGAAGTAGTGTCTGTCAGGCCAGAACCTATAACCGTTGTACACGTAGTTGTAGTTGGTGGCCATCTGCACGAGGAACCAGTCCTTGGTCATGTCGCACTGCGACATAGTGAAGCCTTCGCTGTCGGTGGCCACTGGCCTCTTGATCTCGAACAGGTTAGGTGTGAGCAGACGGTCGTTGCCAGGCCAGTTGATAGAGGTATCAAACAACACGCTCATACTGCGGAACGTGTGGGACAGGTAAAAGGTGCCATCCGAATAGGGAATGGAGCCTGAATACTTGAAACCGACGTCGTACTGAGCGCCCAGCTGGGGCGTCTCCGAGGCCTTGAGGCGGGTAAAAGACCAGCCCCGCATACCCTCCCATGTTCTGGCGGGAATATTGATGGTCAGCAGCGTGGAGCCGGCCGGAACGTTGTAGAGAGCGTTCTTGGCGCCCAAGTAGTCCGCGAAGGTCTGGTCGTTGGTAGCGTTGCGCAACATCAGCTCCAGCTGGTTGCTGGTATTGTGGTCCATGGGCATGAAATTGGCCATAAGGTTCACCTCGGTATACACGATCTGCGCGCCGTCCGCGCGCAAGTCGTTGCCAAGGCTGGACTGCAGAATCATGTTGGGATCCTTTCTGAGGACCCACTCGTAAGTGTAGGTGCCGGGCAACAGGAGCAGATTCTTGATGGCAAAGTATTTCTGCGGCACCTGAATATGGAAACGGCAGTATCTGCTGTTTCCGAGCAGCTGAGACCTGTACTTCAACCCCCAGTTACGGTGGTGGTTGAAGGGATTGACGTTGTCCATCTGGTCCACGGACCATCTGGCACCAATGTTGGTAAACAGGTCTACCACGTTGGTCAAGGGAACCCTGCGATTCATGTAAAAGTAGGTGGTAGGGTCGATGTTGTCTGTAACAGGGTCGAAACCGCGAATGCTAAACTTGTATTTGTCGGGCAGGTAGTCGGCAATGTTGCTCATGATGAAGTTGCGCCTGGTGGCAGCAGCAATGTCGATCTCGTAGGAGGGAATGGTACCGAAATTGAGCTGTGTGGAAACCGTTCCGGCCACCACGTTGCCCTTATCTTGCTGTCCGTTGGTGTAAATTTTGACATTGCTGAGGTCGGGACCGTTGTCTTCGCCCGCCCCGTGCCCGTCGGGCAGGAAGGCGTAAGTAGGCACGCCCTCTTCGTAGCCGTCGTTGTTGAAGACGCGCACGTCGTGGTCGTACTGGTCGACGGCCTGGTTCCACAGCGCGAAGTAGTGATGACGGGACATCATGTCCGCCAGCATGTACTGGTAACTCAGTTCTGTGTTTCTGTCCTGGAGTTCCACGACCACGTTCATGCCGGAGCGCTCGGAGTTGAGCGTTCCGCTGCAGACGCCCGAGTCGTGGTACAGTAGGTTGATAAAGTTGTCTCGGAAGCCGATGTAGTTGGGCCTGCATGCCCGCATGGTGCCGGAGTTGACTTGCTGGTAAGCGGTGGGAGGGGTCACGAGCACGGTATCGGGGTAACTCAGGGTCTGAGTGTAGTCTTCCACAGCCAGGGCACCCAGATAGTTGGTACCTCCGTTGTCCATCAGCCAGTACGCGGTCTGGTTCAGAGACTGAGACCCGTCGTCCTTCACGGGCTTGACATAGGCTCCGTACGCCTGCTTCACGCCCGCTGAGTCTACCTTGGCGAAACGTCCCACCACGCCAATATTATCCACGTCGGCCCGGGATGCTAGTTGACTGAGGCCGGGTCCCAGGTTGACGTTGGGAACCACCCCGGAGATGCTATTGACCTGCTGAAGCGTGGCCGTCTTGTCGTTCCTGGTCTGATTTGTGTACACGTTGGTCATCTGTCCCACCACATTGGTCTGAGGACCAGTGCTCTCCACCCAGGTGTTGAAAATAGCTTCTCTTGGCGCAAGGGGATTATAAGCCGTTCCGCCGTACGGCTTGAAGGAAGGTCCGCGGTCCAGCACACCCTTTATGTCGAAGTAGGTCGCCCCCATGTCCAACACCCAGCTGTCCCCAACGTTGACGCTGTAGCGCACGCGATAGCTGTTTGGCGTGTCATCCGTCTGGATCGGGTAGAATCTGATCTGCAGACGTTGTGCCTTTTCGGTGGTGACATTGCGAGTGGGAGCTACGACCGTCTGCCTGAATTTGTTTTTCAAGTCAAAGTAGCTCCCCGTGGCCGAGATAAACTGCTGGAGATCCTCGGATAGATACTCTCGGGTGCCAGGGCCCGCGATATGAAAGTACTGCAGCCGCGGCGTCGCCGTGGTCAGGTCGGGAGTAAGCGCAGTCATGACGCCTTCGGGAGACAACCGGTGAGCTAAAAATTAGACATAGCGGAACGACGGAATTTTAGTAACACATACGTCTAGTGGCGGTCGCTACTCCGGTACCCGAGAGGCTGTCCAAGCGTGCCCTCCATTGTCCCGGTCGTGCCCTCTTGCGCCTGCGCTTGGGCGGCGGAGGTCGCATTTCCAGCGTGGTCGGCACGTCTACGGGGACGGCTGGCGCCGAAGACGTAACGGGAGGCTTAACCTCCGTTACCATTTCGGGAATAGGACGAGTGGTGGGCACGAGCGGCGGGGCCGGCGCCGGCGCCGCGGGTGCGGCGGGCGGCTCTCCGGCAGCCACTTGCGCCTGCAGGGCCTGAATGAGAGCCTGCAGTTCGGCCTGGGTCGCTGGACCTTCCTCCCCCAAAGCTTTACGCCGCAGCTTCTCCAGATCCTGTTGCAACTTCAACCGGCCGATGTCGGTCAGGGCCCCCAGCGTCTCTCCGGCCAAATTAGCCACGTTGCGTATGACCCCGCTGTCTTGTATGCCTTGTTTAATCTGGTTGAAAGTGTTCGAATGCACGAAGCGGTTGCCGGTGTTATACAGCCAGCGACCGGTGGAGTTCAGCGCGCTGGTTATGCGCGACCCGAGGTTGCCCCAGTTGATGGCTCCCCCTCTCAAGCTAGAGTCGCCGATGTGGTGGTCTCTCAGGGCCCACCCACCGAGATGCGGTGATAGCGCAGCGTAGTCCATGACGCGAGCCGGTTCTACAAAAACGCGTTTATTGAAAGGGCCTTTTAGTGCGTCCAGTCAGCATCACTTTTTGTCCCCGTAAATCTTATTAAACTGTCTCTGCTGCTCCTTCAGATTGGCGATGCCCACGGCGGTGCCTGCGATGCCCGGAATGGCGCCGATAGCGGCCGCAATGATAGGTATCAGAGCCGGCAGGAAGCCCCCCTTCAGAGATCGGCGGCGGGTAGCGGTGCGCTTGCGCCGCCTTCCGCCGGTACCCGTCATGGGCACGGCGCGAGCGAGGGTTCCCGTCGCGAGATCCCTCGCGGTCGCGGGGGTGCCGGACGAGGCGGCTGCGCGAGCCGCCTCGGAAACGGCCGGTGACGTGTAGTCGGCGGGCCTCCAAGCGGCGTAGTCGCCGCGCTGGAGCCGTCTGGCTAGGTTCGTCAGAGCCGCGCGCTCGGAAGCGGTCGCGGTAGCTACGGTAGGGACCGGCGTCACCGACGCACGCTTTCGGCGCGCTCCCTTAGGCAACTTAGGCACTTTCACTCGACGACGAGAGGCTCTCTTCTTGCCCTTGGCGGTCCGCCCGCCGGTCAAAAGAACGGAAGGCATAACGACGTCGCTCCTGTGTATAGCGACGGCACACATAGTCAGAAGAACATCTCATCAGCTGCTTGCTTCATCGGCGTCTTCGGGAAGAGCGGCGGCGGGTGCTCACAACCACCAAACGGTTACTGACGGTCGTGGGCCTGGATCGCCGTCTCCGGCGAGACCCCAGACCCAATAGCTGCCTCAGGGTGAGACGACGGCGACCGACCCCGCGCATGGATGCTCTACGGCGGTAACGCATGTTTGCTCCCCAACCTCTGTTATCACTGGGTGAAATCAGAATGGACATGTTTGAAAATCCTTCCGCTCCTCACTGCAGGGTTGAACTGCTCAAAACGCGCGGTTGCACGGTGGCGATGGTTTTGTACACGTATGGAATGGGACGGCGCCGGTCGTCGGTGATCAACACGCGCTGTAGGCCAGACAGAGAATTCTTCAGCGGTAGCACACCCTGCTGAACGACGGCGGGTTGGTTATCACACACCGAGGAAACATTCATGGGTGGGGCCTGCTTTAGAATTTCGTTTTCGGGAAACCGGTTGAAAGCGGCCGTTGCGGATTGCGTGGCATTTTCTAAGCGCTGCACGTAGGCGGACGCGCCCTGGTAAAATACCTTATTGAAACTCGGGAACAGGTTCATGGCCACCACAGGACAAAGGTTGGTCGTATTGTCTTCCTTAAATCCGGCAGGTGCGGTAAACGTGTCCGGCATCGATGTGTACATAGCGCCGATACCACCTGCCATATCCGGAACAGTCAATAACGTTTTATTGCGCGCGGGGGAGTCCAGGGTGTGGTAGGCAAGGAGCCAAGACCGATAAGCGGTTTGCGGTTGAGTCACGCCAGTGGTGATCACGTTATAGGAAACGCCCTTGGAGTCTTTTAAAAGAGGCCTTGCGTCTGCCACCACGATCACGTCCTCGTCTTGATCGTCTACCTGCACGGAGGACAGATCGAGCAGCGCGGGCACGTTCCCTCCTTGAAGATCTTCGTAAGTAATCGTAAACCCCTTCGAGTAGGGCTCGCGCTTCGCGATACCGAGCAGAAGACTAAGCCTGCTGAACGTAAAGTCGACCGCGCAGCCGGGGAGGAGGATGATGTCGGGATGGTATCCTTTGTAAACGTAGGTGCCGGGCGTCACCAGCCCCGTCACGGGGTCCTTCAGCAAATCCAGATACCGCGTATCGAACTTAACCCCGATATCGCTCTTGAGCACATTGTTTTGGCGCCCCTCCTGCAGGTACAGCTGGACGATGCCTTCGTTCAAAAGGTCAATGATCTCGTTCAACGCGTAGTTACCTTCGGGAATCCTCAGATCATACCACTTGTACTCGGCCCCGGGTGGGTTGTTCACCCCCGCGTCTGGGTCGGTACCCCCCGGATCGCGCTTGCTCATCAGACGCACGCGCACTGTATCACTTTGGAAAAACGAGCTGATGTTCGGGCAATTGGTTTTCACCGCTGTTTTTAGCTCTCCGCCCCAACACGACCTATTGTCGAGCTGAATGGTCTCTGTGGCGGCCGTTGACGGGTCTAAGTCCTGATTATGAATGACTGTCGTCCTAAAATTGCTGTGATTCGCGTCCTCGTTGTAGGTGTCTAAGTCGCTCAGCTTATTGTCTACGTAAAAAAACTTGGTGGTGTTTTGGCACGGCGCATAATTCCGGTATCTAATGCTGTTCCGTCCACCCGTAGGCGGCATCACCCTCTGGAGCGGCACGAACAGCTCCGCATCTCCGTTGGCAGGTGACCCCACCGGCACATCCGGGGGATATCCGTTGATCATCGCCGGATAAGGCGAGGGACCAGAGGGAGGCGGAGGAGGAATCGACGTCGGCGGTCGCAGGCTCCGGTACATCCTTCCAACTTCTGCGCGGCGAAATGGCGGTAAGCGTTTTTAAGTTTCTTCGTCAGAGTCTAGGGTTCAGTAGAACCGTAGCTTGCGCCCCCGGCGCGACGCGGCCGGGTTTAAAACTTTGCGCGCCAGACCGGTGCCCCTCATACACCCCGAACCGCTGTACGGTGTCGTCGGGCGGAGGCCCACGGCCGTGCCGGTCGGTTGACGGCTGCCGATGGAAGGCCGCAGACTAGCGAAAAAGCCCGGTCCCCCCGTCCCAGATAGGTTCAATAGCCCAAGATCGCTAGCGACGGAGCTAGAACGGCTACGCATGTGGGAATCGGGGGGCAACGGCGTGTTGTAGGCGTTGCGTTCGGTAAGGCTGAGAGCGCCATCGAACGCGACAGGCAGGCGGTGATCGGCGAGCCAGCCAGCCTGAGATTGGACGCCCAGCTCTTCGTCAATGTGGCCGGTCAAAGATTCGATGTCACGCTCCAATTGAGCCTCCTCGGCCGAATTTAAGCGGCGCTGAGGACCTGGTGCGAACAAAGAATCATCGAAATACTCGTCTCTGGAGGGACCCGCGTATTCAAGCTCGCTCTGCACGTCCTCAAAGTCGTAGCGGTCGGGTATCACGTAATTACCCGTATATAGGCCTGCCGGAGGCCGCCAGTTGGGGTCCAGCACCAACAGTCGGTAATACACAGGATTGCGCGCCTGAGCCGCCAACAGGTAGTTTTGCAATTTCTCCACGAACACCTTGTTCGTCTGATACAGCCTAGGATCTAGGTACTGAGTCATGGTACTGATAGAAATGTCCGCCGGGACCCCGTCCTTAAGAGCCTGTCGTAGTTGCCTCATCAGGTACTTCAAGAGCATTTCCTGCTCCGCGCTCAGCTCCAGCGGAGCCGTGTCGGGTACAACCTCTCGATTTTGCAGGAGGTAGTTTAGTGTGTCCTTGTAATCGTTGAACCGCAAGTTGAGATTTGCGCCCGCCTCCCCGAGCTCCATAATGGCATCACCCTCCGCGTCCACATCGGCTCTGATAGCCTCCTTGTACAGCCTCATGATATTGTCCAAGTAACTACCGGGCTCCATAGCCCCGTAGTCGTAAAAAGAGCTCACGAAAAACAACAACGCTCGAGTGTTGGGTGTCAGAAGCGCCCCGATGCGAGGATTATTCACCGCGTCCCACCGTGCGCCCCATATCGGCTTCAAATTCTCAAACGCATTGGTCAGATTGATGTTTTGACTAGATCCGCCAAGATTTATCTGCACGCTAAAGGACCCCGAAGACCCGTACACTTCGGCATTCGGCACGTTATTCACGAAAAGACGCAAAAGTTTCTTAAAGCCCTCAAAATTTCGCTGCCCACGATCCACCGTTTTGTACAGGGAATCGAAAAATTGGGTCAAGAGCGAAGCATTCGCTATTTCTTTCGTCCGCGCAAGCTCGTCTTGCAATGTCCGGTTCTGTCCGTGGATCACGTCGTTGACCAGCGCCTGGATGCTCTCCTGCACCCCCATGGAATTCCACGTGTAAGCTCGATTAAGCAAATCTGAGTGGATCGCGCCCATCTGATCGGGGTAGATGGCGCCTTGCTCGGCTAGCCCTTTCACGATTTCGGCCACCCGCTCGGAAGTACCGTCCACTTTTGGAGGCACCATGGCGCTCTGGAGTTTGATGAGGCGATTTGCGTAGGGTGCATGACGTAGCGACCGCGCGTCCTTGCCATCTGGGAGCGAACTGAGGGCGTCCGCCACCTCCTGACGCCCGTAGGGCGCAAGAGCCAGAAACGTATCAGATGAAGTCATCCTCGTCGTCCGATTCTGACGGCCCCTCGTCGGCAAAAGATTCGCCCTGCGGAGGCCTGCTCTCCAGCGCCTGGGTCAAACCGAACATGTACTCGGCGTCAGTCATCTGCGGAATCTCGCTCATGCGCTTCTGACGGTACCGAGCTGGTCGGTTGTTATACACCCCCACTTGGACACCTAAATCGAGCACCGCTTGCATGACCCGGTAGAAAAATTCCTGCGCCTTAGCCATCTGCGCCATGGACGGGTAACCGTTCTTGGCGGCCAACTTGGCGTATTTCATGCTCAACTCGACCACCGTCGTGCAGATGGCCGACAGCTGCTGCTCCGTATTGAGGTACGGATCGTTCACGATCATGTACGCCATCTCTATCAAATCTCTCAACCACGCATTCTTCTCCTCTGCGATGGCCCACAAGCGCTGCGCCAGCATAGTATTGCCCGCGTGCTGAGCCACCAACACCAGCTGAGGATTGAGCTTCACCCGACCGTCCGGATGCTCCAGATAAGTCTGGACGAAATCGTACAGATAGTAGATTCCCGCTCCGATCTCGGGCCTTAACAGAGCCGTGCGGATGCGGGTCTGATGGCAGGTATTCCTCAATTCCTCCCCAAATGCCGTCTGCTCAGCCGCCCTCTTCAACTCGGCCGCGCGCATATGGTTGACAGCCGGCGTGAAAGCCGGCTCGGACCCCTTAAAGTCTTCCGGAGTGAGCACACGTTGCCGATCGATATCGATTGCCTGTCCCGAGTGGTACATCAGATCCCTCTCGTAATCCCCATTGGGCACCACGTCACGTCGAGCCTTAAAAAGATTGATCTCGGGCACCGTGGCTCGCCGCGCGGCGTCCCGCTCCCTCATTCTAACTTCGTCCACACCGGCCCCGGCCGCCAGCCCGCACGCGACCGGTCCTTCATCGGGATCAAGCGCGCCGTCGAAATCGCCTCGTCCTGCCGTGGGTGTCGCGCCCGCGCCGGGATAGGCATGTTGTGCGGGATATCGGGGTGGTGAAGGAGGACGACGGACCGACGACACACCGTGCTGTTGCTGCTGCGGTTGCTGTTGATGGGGTCCTCCGGCGCTCACGCTCGCGTTTCGAACGCTTTGCAGGACGGGGTGCATTACGAGCGGTCTAAAAACGTCAGGGGCTCAATTTCAGGCTTACAGAGTCTTCGCGGATCTCACCGGACAGAGTCTAGCCACCGTCCGCTTCTGCGAACCCGTCATCACCGCTGACTATGTCCTCGTTCGGGAAGAACCAGCCCTGGTCCACCCCCGAAGCGTGTTTCTCGTCAGCCGGGTGTACGACTACCGTTTAATGCAACTCCGAGACCTCGCGCCGCGATCGCCGAACGTCGCCGCGCCGCCCTACAACGGATTGCCGCCGCCGCACCTTCTCCTCGGGTACCAAGCTATGCACCGCGCGCTCAACGATTACCTTTTCGACAACCGCGTTTTTATGCAGATAGGTTACGATAGCCCACCCCAAAGACCCAGACGCCTCTTTTGGACCTGTCTGACCGACTGCTCCTACGCCGTCAATGTAGGGCAGTACATGCGATTTCTCGATCTCGACAACTTTCACGGTACGTTCACGCAGATGCACAACGCCGTACTCATGGACCGCGTGGCCGCGGACATGGGCCGGGCGCATCTGCGAGGTAGGGGAATCGACGTAGGCCGTCACGGACAAGTGTTGCCGCAGCTCGACGCCGAACACCACAGCCTACTGTCGGGCAACGGAGCGGGTGGCTTGCAAGAAGGCGTCCTCATGCGAACGGCCTCTGCCGCCGACGCCGAACTGCTCGCCGCCATCCGCCAACTAAGAGTCGCCCTCTGCCACTATCTATTCTGCTACGCATATGATCTATTTCAAACGGAAGAAAGATATCGGTTCTTACCTGGATCCGATGTGTTCCTTGAACCAAACTGGCTCTCCTACTTCGCGGAAGCCTTCGCGGAGCTAGACACCCAGCAACTGGTGCGGGATGCCGAGCGCAAGTTTCGAGGAAGACGGGACGTAGAGGAACCTACGGAAACAATGGCGAGATGTTTCATGAGCACTCTAGCGAGCGACGCCGTTTCCTTAGCAGGAACGGGTCTGTCAGGAGGCGCCATCACCCTCTGCAGCCGGCGGGTAACCGACCGCACCGGCCTGCGCCCTAGAGACCGCCACGGCAGAGCCATCACCGCGTCCGAAGCGCGCCGCATTAGGCCCCGTGCCGTGCGGGCCTTCGTAGACCGCCTGCCCCGCGTCACGCGGCGGCGACGGAGACCCCCCTCCCCCGCGCCCCCTCCCGAAGAAATAGAAGAAGCCGCCATGGAAGTAGAAGAACCAGAAGAGGAGGAAGAAGAGCTGTTAGACGAGGTGATTCGCACAGCGCTCGAAGCCATCGGGGCACTGCAAGACGAGCTCAGCGGGGCCGCCCGGAGACACGAACTCTTCAGGTTTGCCAACGACTTCTACCGCATGCTCCTGACCGCGCGCGACGCGGGACTCATGGGAGAGTCGTTCCTGCGCAAGTGGGTGCTGTACTTCTTCTTAGCCGAACATATCGCCTCTACACTCTACTACCTGTACAGCCACTTCATCGCCAACCGCGAGTTCCGCCGGTACGTCGACGTCCTGACCTTACAAGTACTCGTCGTGGGATGGGACGTCAACGCGCAGCAGGTTTTTAAACGCATATGGAGCGAGCAATCCAACCCCGCCACCATATTCGAAACCCTGTGGGAACGTATATTACGCGATTTTCTTATGATGGTCGAACGGACGGGTCAATTCGAAGGCATGGACGATGCGGACCAACAACTGTTTCTCTCTGATATTCAATACAGAGACCGCTCCGGTGACATCGAAGAAGTGCTGAAGCAGCTCAACCTCAGCGAAGAGCTGATCGATAGCATCGACATCAGTTTCCGCATCAAATTTAAAGGCATCGTAGCCATCGCTACCAACGAGGAGATCAAAGCCAACCTCAGACGCGTGCTCCGCCACCGCCGCGAAGACATCGAAGCGGCGGCGCGACGAGGTCAGCCTCTGTAAATGGAAGCAGACGCGGGGCCTCCCCTCACGGACAGCGTGCTGGGCCCCGATTCGCACGTCATCCGAACCATTTCCGCTAAACGGCTGGAAGAGACCCGAAAGTACTTCAAGAGCTTCCGGGGCAACCCCCTACGCACAAACGTCTATTACATCGAGGAACAGCCCTTCCGCTTCCAACCCACTGTATTCCCCATAGGTCTCAAGAAATTCCTACGCACCCACCGCTTCCTGCTGTCTAAGAGAGCCAGAGGCTACGACCGAATAGACTATCTGCACTATGCCCGAGACCCCGAACGCTCCCTCCCCGACTTTAAGCCCGCCCAGGTCACCGTCATCAACTTTAAAGGCAAAACAGCGCGCCTGCGGACCGTGCACATCTCCGAACATCCCGCCCTTCCCCCCATGCTCATCGCCAAAAACGTCACCGGAGAATGGGTCTGGATCACCAGCCGCACTCCGGTTCAACAGTGTCCCACCTGCGGCCGACACTGGGTCAGACGACACTCGTGCAACGAACGCCGCTCTGCCTTCTACTACCACGCCGTCCAGGGATCGGGCAGCGATTTGTGGCAGCACGTCCACTTCTCCTGTCCAGCCCAACACCCCCACATACGTCAGTTGTACATCACCTACGATATCGAGACGTATACCGTGTTCGAAAAGAAAGGCAAGCGCATGCATCCGTTTATGTTGTGCTTCATGCTCAGCGGAGACCCCCAGCTGGTCTCCCGCGCCGAACGCTTAGCACGGCAGGACGACCGTCTCAAAGCCCTCGACGAAGGCTTCTATTGGCTAGACAGCCATCCGGGCGAGGTTGCCAGAAGGTTTCGCAACTTCAGGTCCCGTCTGCAAATAGAATTTGCCCAAAATCTAGTCGACCGCTACGCGGCTGCCAACCGAGATTATTGCGACCAGCTAGTCAAGGACGGAAAGTACGGCTCCGTTCACAAAATACCGTACGAGCTCTTCGAGAAACCCACCTCCCCCCTCTCCCTCCCGGATAACTTTTATTCCGTAGACATCGTAGTGCTAGGTCACAACATATGTAAGTTCGATGAACTCCTCTTAGCCACGGAACTCGTCGAGCGCAGGGACCTATTCCCGGAAGCGTGCAAATGTGATCGATCCTTCATGCCTCGCGTCGGTCGCCTTCTGTTCAATGATATCATTTTCCGCATGCCAAACCCCAACTACGTGAAGAAAGACGCCTCCCGCGTAGAACGCTGGTCTCGCGGGATCGTGTCCCATCAGGATGCGCGCTCGGTATTTGTGCGGTTCATGGTGCGAGACACTCTACAGCTCACCAGCGGGGCCAAACTCTCCAAAGCCGCGGCAGCCTACGCGCTAGACCTCTGCAAGGGACATTGCCCATACGAGGCCATCAACGAATTCATTTCCACGGGGCGCTTTCACGCGGACGCCGACGGCTTTCCTGTCGAAAGGTACTGGGAAGACCCATCCGTCATCGCTGAACAGAAGAATCTATGGCAGAAAGAACACCCGGGCCAGCAGTACGACATCGTCCAAGCGTGCCTCGAATACTGCATGCAGGACGTCCGCGTCACCCAAAAGCTGGCCCACACGTTACACGACAGCTACGACGCCTATTTCCAACGAGAACTAGGGATGGAAGGCCATTTTAACATCTTCGTGCGGCCCACCATCCCCAGCAACACTCATGCCTTTTGGAAGCAACTTACCTTTTCCAATTACGTCCGCGAACAGCGTGCGACATGCCCTCCCTCCGTCCCCGAACCCCCCAAAAAGAAAGGTCGAACCAAAAAGAAAAAACAACCCTCCCCCGACTACGTGGCCGAAGTCTACGCCCCCCACCGCCCCATGTTCAAATACATACGCCAAGCGCTCCGCGGCGGACGATGCTACCCCAACGTGCTCGGACCTTACCTGAAACCCGTCTACGTCTTTGACATCTGCGGCATGTACGCTTCCGCCCTCACCCACCCCATGCCCCACGGAATGCCCCTAGATCCAAAATTTACCGCGCAGCACGTGGAGGAGCTCAACCGGCTGCTGACCAACGAATCGCATCTGAGCTACTTCGATGCGCGTATCAAGCCTTCCATCCTGAAAATAGAAGCCTACCCTCCCCCGCCCGAAATGTTAGACCCACTCCCTCCCATCTGCTCCCGGAGGGGAGGCAGACTGGTCTGGACCAACGAGGCTCTCTACGACGAGGTGGTCACCGTCATAGATATCCTCACGCTGCACAACCGGGGATGGCGAGTCCAGGTCCTCCATGACGAGATGAACATTGTTTTTCCGGAATGGAAAACGCTATGTGCCGACTACGTCACGAAAAACATCCTCGCCAAAGAAAAAGCCGATCGCGAGAAGAACGAAGTGATTCGATCCATCTCCAAAATGCTGAGCAACGCGCTGTACGGTGCGTTTGCCACCAACATGGACACCACGCGCATCATCTTTGAACAGGACCTCTCGGAAGCAGATAAGAAAAACATCTACGAAGGCACTGAAATCGTCAAACACGTCACGCTGCTCAATGACGACTCGTTCAACGGAACGGAAGTCACCCTCGAAAACGCGCCTAACCCCTTCAGTGAGGAGAGTCTACGACAACAGTTCCGCTACGCAGACGACCCCGAACAGGAAGAGCCCGAAGCAGAAGAGGATGGGGAAGAAGAAGGAGACGACAGCGATCGCGAGAGTGCCCGTAAGCCGAAAAACGCACTTACCGAAGACGATCCTCTCGTCGCCGTAGACCTGGAAGTCGAGGCGACCCTCGCGACGGGCCCTTATATACCCGAGGGGGAGCTAAGCTCCGCCCACTACGCTCGCGCTAACGAGACCCGGTTTAAACCTATGCGTCTCCTCGAAGCCACACCAGAAGCCCTAACCGTGCTCCATCTGGAAAGCCTGGACAAGCAGGTGGCAAACAAAAGATACGCCACGCAAATCGCCTGCTTCGTGCTGGGCTGGTCGAGGGCCTTCTTCAGCGAGTGGTGTGACATCCTGTACGGACCGGACAGAGGAGTGCACATCCTGCGAAGGGAGGAGCCGCGCAGCCTCTATGGCGATACCGACAGCCTGTTCGTCACAGAAACAGGCTATCATCGCATGAAAAGCCGCGGCGCGCACCGAATCAAAACAGAATCCACTCGACTGACTTTCGATCCAGAAAATCCCGGCCTCTACTGGGCCTGCGATTGCGACATCAAGTGCAAAGCCTGCGGAAGTGACACGTACAGCTCGGAAACCATCTTCCTAGCGCCAAAACTGTACGGACTGAAAAACTCAATCTGCGTCAACGAACAGTGCCGCACGGTAGGACCCGGGAAAATCAGATCGAAGGGACACAGGCAGTCCGAACTCATCTACGACACGCTGCTGCGCTGTTGGCGTAGACACGAGGACGTGCAATTCGGAGCGCAGAGCAACATCCCAGAGCTACACACGCGGAGAACCATCTTTAAAACCACGCTTCTGAACAAGGTCAGTCGCTACGACCCTTTCACCATTCACAACGAGCAGCTCACGCGAGTGCTGCGTCCGTGGAAGGACCTCACCCTATACGAGCACGGGGACTACCTGTACCCCTACGACAATGAGCACCCAAATCCCCGCACGACAGGAGACGTACGACCCGTCCCAATCGTCGGGCACGAAGACCCCCTCGCACCCCTACGATGGGAACCCTACGCGTTCCTATCCGAAGAGGAATGCGGGCAAGTTCACGACCTACTCTTCGCAGATGATAGCTCCCAGGAAGCGGAAAGCCTGGGAGTATGAGGAAGAAGAGTACGAAGCCTCGCGGGACTTCTACCAGCGCGTCACCAGCTGGTACGACGGAGCTGTCGACCTAGCACCGCAGCTCTTCCGCGAGCAACACTTCCCCTCCTACGACGAGTTCTACAGCCTAGGGGGCGTTAATGAGAAGTTTCTCGAAGCCCACGAAGAAGTTAAAGCCCAGGAACAGATGGACAGTCGCTACCTCCAACACGGACAGCTGCCGTCCATCAACATGGGCAAGCAGCCCATCATCGGGGTCATCTACGGACCCACCGGATCCGGCAAGTCGCATCTGCTGCGGGCGCTCATCTCGTGCAACATGTTGGACCCGATCCCCGAAACGGTCATCTTCATCACTCCGGAAAAGAACATGATTCCACCCATCGAACAGACGTCCTGGAACCTGCAGCTGGTCGAGGCCAATTTCGACTGCAGGGAAGACGGCACCATCGCCCCTAAGACAAGCACGTTCCGTCCCGAATTTATGGAGATGACTTACGAGGAGGCCACCGCACCCGAACATCTCAACATCGACCATCCAGACAACATTTACGTGAAAGTCTCCAAGCGGGGACCCGTCGCCATTATCATGGACGAGTGCATGGATAAGCTCTGTTCAGGCTCCAGCGTCTCTGTCCTCTTTCACGCCCTTCCTTCTAAGCTCTTTGCTCGCTCTGCCCACTGTACAGCCTTCTACATTTTCGTAGTCTTGCACAACATGGCACCGCGCACCGCGATAGGAAACGTTCCCACCCTCAAAGTGAACGCGAAAATGCACATCCTATCCTGTCATATTCCCCAATTCCAGTTCGCTAGGTTCCTCTATGCGTTCGCACACAACATCTCGAAGGACCTCGTTGTCCTTCTCAAAGCTTACTTTTCCTTCCTGCAGCAGAACCAGCGGTTCAGCTGGGTCATGTACACTCCGGACCCAGTATCCGAGTCCTTTAGGTGGTGCAGTATAGATCAGCAGTACTCGATCATCCCTCTCAATGTTAACATTCAGGAGAGATTCCTGAAAACAGCCAAATCTATCATCAAATTTAGCGAAACACATAGAAAGCAGTTAGAGAGAAACCCCAAACTAACCGATCTCGAAAAACTTTCTCCCCCAGGAACGTTTCAGGAAACTTAAGGATAGCGTTAAGAGACTCAGGAACCGCCACACGGGAGAAGACGACGACGATTTAGTCACACACAGGCTAATATTCGATCTCCAGCGAAACAACATCTTTACCTACAAAGATTGGCTCACTCGGTATCCCCAAGATGCTGAACTATTCGAATCGGTCGCCCCCGCGCTTCTGGAAGAAGCGCGCAAATTATACTGCAGCTACGGGCTCAGTCAAACGATCAATTTCAATCTGCAAGGCTTCGAGCTGTCCTCACAAAGAGATCTCCGAGCCATGCTAGAAGCCGAAGGTTACAATGCTCCGGTAGCCATCTACGCCATTTATCTGTGGATGTCTGCCATGAGCATTAGTCGCCTGTGCCATTATACTAACACGCTCTATGTCGTAGGAGAACCTTCCTCTGCCGCAGATATATTCACTGCATCCATCCTCAGATTATTCCAATTTGTCCTCACTGCCAACATTAACGCGTTCGACTTTGGCCAGTACGCCAGACAGCAAGATTTAGTCAAGATGCTTTATTTCCCCTGCACAGCTCATTGTAACACGTTCAAAGATCCCGTTGCTAACCAGCTGCTGAAAGGCAGGTCATTCACCACAATGACCCGCGACGGTCTCGTGGACATCAGTGAGAAAAAATGCCTCGTCCGCTTATATCAGCTCCCCCATCCCGAACATCTGCCCACTGCTCCCGACGAACATATCATTATTAGGTTCTACGAACCCGCCAACGGCTGCGGGTTCTTTCTGGGAGAGCTCTCCCGCTACATTCATCGCATACACCAATTACAGGCAGATAATGACAACGACGCCTTGCGCGCTCTCCTATGCGAGAACAAAGGAATGCTCTGTTCCCGCTCGTGGACCTCCCCATGCAATGCTTGTCACTCATCACATGACATATAATTCTCTCCCACAGTGCACCAAGAGGCGACGCGAGTCTCAGTCGTCTTTAAGTAGCGAAGAGGAGCAAATAGCATCCTGCATTCCAGACACCCCTTCACCCTGCTTATTTCCGTCCACGTCCCCCATGGATCAGTTGGTTGAACGGTTGTTTGTCGAAGGTGTAGCACACGAAGTCCAGTGGAACTTCCCGTCCAAGAACCTCATACCCACCTACGAACGAGAGCGTGTACTCGAAGCCCTCAAGGAACGGTTCGGACCCGGACAGAGCCTCATTAACCAGTTACCCTCCGAAGAGCCCGACACCCTCAAGGCTGCGTTCTACAACGTCTGCGACAACTGGTTCCATCAGATGATGGAAGCCGAAGGCTACGAGGGAAAAGTGGCAGCTAACGCCATCCTCCGATGGCTCCGAGGAGAACTAAACACCCTCGTGCTCTGCGGAGGAAGACTTTCCAACGCCAAGAGTCTCTTTAATGCCTTATGCGCGTGTTTCCCGCTCGCGATCTCCGACAGCCGAATCAACTCCATACTATCACTGGGCGAAATCGCACCCCACGCCTCTCTATACTGTCTGCCCTTCGTAGACGAGAAGCCGGACCCGTTGATGCTGCACTTTATGGAAGGCAATGCTGCCACCTGCAGGCTGAATAAGAAAACGTTCCACATCCCCTCGACCCCCATGCTAATCCACTGCGCGGACCTCTCGCTCGCCAACGAGTTCACGGCGCGGAACACGGTCGTCTTCTTCCTCACAGGAGACCACACCAAGACCCCTCCATGCTACCACCCGCGCAAAGAGCTACGCGACTTTGTTGCTAATGCTGCCGCTTGTGCTTGCTTAATGACACTGCATTGCAAACGCGATAATAAACTCTGTAACCCCTGTATACGTACCCCTCTTCAAAATCAGTAATAAACTTTTGATGTTTTACAGACATTCGAGTCGTGCGACCTTGTTTGGGATAGTGACAACGATGAGGACGAGCCCCAACACAGTTGGCATATCTACATCGAGCCCCTGTTCACGCGCGTGGGCATTACCCTAATCACAGATCCCGATTTCCTACTCTTTCTCCTTAAAAGACAGATGTACCCCTTCAAGCACTCGCCCCACTGCATTACGGACGAAGAGTGTGACCTCCAGCTCAGGTCATTCTGCAGCTGGATAAGAGTTATTGAGATGCGATGTACCGACTGGACTATCCAGTACATCTGCAGCTGCGAGACACCCCGTTCCCTCTTTTGTTTATCCCTCATCCGAGTGCTTACAGCTCACTGGGCCAAAACGGTCGTCAATTTCGTTGCTCAACACGACCACCAGCCCCAACTCCCTCTTAATCTCATCTTATACACATATGCTACTCACTGCAGGTTATGCAACTTGAACCCTGCCCTCGAACAAATATATACAGCAGTAACCGTTGCGCGGCGCCAAGGCGCCTACACGCGACTGGAAGGACAAACACTCTATGTCTGTCTTCCAAGGGACATCGTAAACTATCCCTGCATAGCTTGCTTTTACCACCTGCTTCTGCGGCTCCCAGTCGCAATTAACTTCCACGTGATATGACTCACTCGAAAGAACAGTGTTTAATAAACATGAAAAGGAACGTACACAGAAGTCCCGAATTTTTATTTGAGTTCGTGGGTCTCGCGAACCTCCCCAGGGTGTTCGCGGCTCCACGCCACAAACTGTTTGACATCTGCACACGATATACCACCCGCGCAGTCAAAATCTTCTGTCAAACGGATCAGGTACATACAATCCCTGAGGCCCACCGCATGCTCTGCACTTAGTTCCCCTGATCTCAGCCTAGTCATACAAATATCCGCCTGGCTGTACATCAAGACTGGGGTCCTGAAGAGTTCAGAGCACGGGTTGGGGCCACGCAAGCCCTCAGGAGGCAAAATAACATGTTCTCCCCGGAACACCTGCTTCACCAGACCCACACAACAATCATAAACATAACCGCCGTCCCACCAAAACACCAGACTATCTGGACACCCTTCGAATGGGTTAGACTTGTTGCGCCAATCAACGCTCCCTACGAGGGGAGAGCAGTACGCGATAGCCTGTGCCAAGTACGGAGCTCCGGACATAGGGGTGCCTCGAATCCAAACAGTGTTACGGTTGCTCTGATGGCCCGCCCACCGGATCAGCGCTGTCCCCACAACAGCGGGGTTATATCCATTACATAACAGCAACTGATACAGGGGATTGCGTAATACATCGTCCGGACTAGGTGTCGAGGCCGAGGACATATAATCTAACAGAGTCCGAGACCAACACATGTGGCGAATCACATCACGAAGAATGTGACGGACCTTAAAACCCCTCTGTTTGGAGCGGTGGTAGAACTGGTATTGCGCAGGGTCAACCATTTGCCACTGTTCACGGCTGACTACACCCCGATCAATCAGAGCGTGCACCAAAGTCCAGTAACGTTCAGACTCACGCGACATGACTGTCTAGAAAAAAGACAAAATACCATAGAATCACCATTCTGAAAATCTTTATTGAGAGCAAAGCATAGAGCAAGGAAGTCCAGTTATCGCAATATACAACATCAAAGCTACCACCGCGCCCGTGAACACCGTCAAGACGATCAGAAGAATCAAAGCTGTATGGGTTGCTGTCTGGTCCATAGTCCTGTCAACTACACAAAAAAACATTCTGTGCAGTCGCTATCTCTGAAATCTATGTAGTTGAGAAGTTTCTGCAGAAAGAAGGCCAGAAACACCACGGTAATGGTGCAGAAAGTCAGGAAGCACCACGTGCGCCGGACTCCATCGCTATTCTAGAGGCTCTGGCGGAGGTCCAACTTCACTTACGCAGCGGCGCAAGCTCCTTTCCAAAGCTTGCCGACTCTGCATAAGCAAAAGTCTCTCATGATACGGTCGGAATCTGTAGTATTTCCCCACCCACTTATCGCAAAACTCAATCGCGATGGTCGCGAGCTGCCACACGCTCACAATCATACCTAAAGAAGCACGCAGTAACTGTTACAGAGCGTACAGCAGGGCCTCTTGCTGGTGCTGCCTTCGCACAGACAATGTCCGTATGTGTCGTCGTCCCCCTCAAAATCTGCTTGCAAGCGTACAGCGAAGTCGACTTCGTCGCAAGGGTCCTATCAACGGGAACCAGGGGTCAGCCATTCCAACACAGAGCGCTGATTGCGGTCTACAGCACCCATACCTGTGGACCCGAAACCCGACGCCCCGCGGTCTGTCTCGCCTAGCTGCGTCAGTTCCGACAGCTCCGGAACCATAATACGCTCCAGAATAAGCTGTGCTACCCTATCGCCTCGCCTGATGTTGAACGAGCTCTCGGAGAAATTGAACAAAACCACGCTAACGTTCCCGCGGTAATCGGGATCGATAACACCCGCTCCGACGTCAATGAAAAATTTGGCGGCCAAGCCCGAGCGAGGAGCAATCCGACCGTAACAGCCGGGCGGAAATTGAAAAACTAAATCTGTGGGAACTAGCGCCCGACCGCGAGCAGGCACTTTAATGTCGTAAGCGCTAAACAAATCGTATCCTGCAGCTCCGTGCGTAGCCCTAACTGGAGGCACTGCATGGGGTGACAAGCGGACGAAATAGAGCTTGGGTTCGGGAAGGTCTGATGTAGAGCACGGAGGGACTGAAGAAGAACCGAACGGGTCCATCGTCTAAGAGGAAATACAAGAAAAAACAGAAAAATAGGGACTGACACTTACTACAATTGCTCAACGATGCTCTCCAAAGCCTGGTTTAACTCAGTCTGCGTGATGAGACCGTGCCAGATGGTCTCCGTTGGCGGAAAGCCTGGGTAGCGGTAGATGTCAATTCGCACTGGAGGAGGAAGAACGGCAGGCACACGTACCTCAAGGGGGCTTTGCAGGACGACAGCGGCGAGGCCGGTCTCCGGAGACGAACTCTGCAGCTTCTCTTCCGAAGTCATCTGCCGAGTGAGGAGAGACCGAAAACCGCGTGAATATATAGCTATAGAACAAGGAAGATACGTGACTAAAAATAGGCGAGGCACTAGCAATAAAAGATGTACCCGGAACAAGGAATAAAAAAGACAGCACTTTGCGTTCTGTGTAAATAGCGCGATGTCTGTTGTGCAAATAATAAAAGCCTTCCATCAATAAGGAAAATGTTGGATCGAGTTGAATTTTCACAAAGCGGAGCCAAGTCCAAGCGAAAACAGATACCCACTGTGTCGTCTAAAAACAATGATTAAGCTAGAAAAACACCGAACACCCATAAAACCGGTTAAATTGTACTTCGGAATGCGGAACTGCACGGAAATAGCAATTTCGAAATCTCCCGGGCGTGGTGAATTGGCGCAATAAAGTACAGTCACTGGGCGCGTCGAAAAGTCCAAAGATCGAATTCATAATTTGTACCCGAGTGACACCGTGCGGTTATGGCCGGTTATGACTGCGTTAGTTTTTGAGGTTATTATACATCATC